AGCTTCCGCATCAATGTTGTGGAATGCTGCAACGTCTTGAGCCATTTCAGGAGACCATTGAGCTCTTAACTTTCTTTCAGTAACAGAAACTGTAACAGATTGAAGGTCAAAAGAAACTTCACCAATCTTATCTTCAAATTCTAATTCTTGGTAACGTCTAAATACCGCTACGAAAGATGAACCTGAATTACCTGAATATAAAGTTGTACCTGAATATCCATCAGGAGTAGCTTGAGAACAACCTACACATACTGGACATTGTAAATCAACTTCTAAATAGATACATCCGTCTACAGAACAAGAGTTGTCATATGAACCACCGTTTCCACCTGGCCAAGTTGCAGTTGCTTTGTTGTAGTTAGGATTAACGATACCTCTACCATATTGTTGAGTTACAACTCTATACAATAATGGAGTGTATCCTGATAAAGTAGCACAAGCTGTTTGAGCTGACAATCCACCTGCTCCCCAAGTACTGTTAACGTTAGGGTAGATTCTTAAATCAGACAAGAAAGATTCAGTATCCATTTCAGAACCATCTGGTGCTAAAAGTTTACCATATCCTGTGTCATTAAATCCACACATTTTAACAATTACTCTACGGTATTCAGTACCTGTTGAACCTGTAATTACACCAGTGTCAACTAATGAACCATTTGACCAAGATTGAACAACTGTAGATGCAGTAACTGCAGTCCATTGTCCTTTAGAATAGTCAAACAATCCAGGAGGGTCTAAACCTGCTTCTCCACCTTCGTAGAATAAATCATAAAGGTTTTTAGAGTAAGTTGGGTTGTAAGAACCTGCACCTGCAGTGTAACCTGTATTTGGGTCACCAGGATAGTTACCAGGTGCTCCAACTGGTGCATAGTGTTCACCTGAAGATACAGGGAAGTTACTGTTAACACCGTTGTTATAACCTTGGATTTTAGGTACGAAGTAGAACAATTTACCGATTGGTAAGTTCATAGCTTGTACAGATACGATATCGTTCGCTAACAATTTAGAGAATACACGTCTAATGATTGGGAATACAACTGTTTCAAACGAACCTGAAGATGCGTCTGAAGATGCTTCGTTAATCAATTGAGATGCTTGGTTCTCATATAATTGAGCTACGTTTTCTTTTAGGTGGCCCTTAAGACCTTCTAGGAACCCTAATTTGTCCCATTTGCTGATAGTATCTTCTTTGATAACTTTAAGGTGCTTAAGACCGATGTTACCAACAAGACCTGATTCTAATAATGCTCCCATTTTATTTGGTTTTTATTATTTTTTAGTTTATTGTTTATTTAATTATTTTTGTCATTAAATCTTTCATTCTCATAAATTGAGGATTCTCGTAAGTTTTTGATTCAATTAATGACTGTGCTGAACCTGTTACTGGTTCACTGTCAATAACTCTTTCAAATGACTCATTGATGTTTCCTTTATTTGAAGATGAAAGTTCATCTTTAATAGACTTGTAAAGGTTTTTAGACTCTTTTAATGTTTCAGCACTATCAAATCTTCTCAAGATGTTAATTTTTTCTTGTTTAGATGTTGAATGTTCTGTGAAAAGTCTTGTTGTGTAAGCTAAGTTTGAGTTGAATACTGCAACTTCGTTAAGTTTGTCTCTGAAAAGGTTTAACGCTTTTCTGTATTCTTCGTTTTTAGCTCTCAACATTTGAACTTCTTCCATTAATTCGTAGTTCTCCTTCATATTGATATTTGCACTTGAGTGTGCTTTTGGTTTTGGTAATCCACCTTTTCTAAATTTAGAACCATTTCCTAATGTTCTAGCAGCTTCTTTAAACTCACCTTTAGACATTTTCTTCGCAGATTCTTTATACTCAAATTTTGGTTTACCTGTACCTTTAGTAGGATTAGCGGCTTTCATATCTTCTTTGAAACCTTTGGTTGCGGGAATGTGTTTGTGCCATCCTTCTTTAGAAGCTTTTCCACCAATTTTGGCTCCTTTACCAATAACGGGTTTCATTCCGGCTTTCATACCTTTGTGTGTATGAGACATAGAACCACCTTTAGATTCGTTCATATACTCCTCTGCTTGGTAATCCATTTCTTCGTCCATTTCCATTTCCAGCATTCCAAACTCTCCACCATATTCACCACCTGTTGGTGATTCTGGTAAATCATCTTCATCATCGTCAGATGGTTCATCCATATGAAGTTCGTAGATAGTTTCGTTTGTTTCACCGTCATCTTCTAATTCTTCTTCATCATAGTCGTTTTCATCATCCATAGCAATTTCGTAAATTGTTTCTTCAAGTTCAGATTCAAAATCCTCATCATCATCGTCTTCCTCCTCTTCTTCAGATTCGTTAACTGATAACAAGTATTCATCCTCACCATCTTTAAGATTTACATAATCACCATCTTTTGTGATTTCAACCTCATCTTCAGGTTTCATTTTTTTGAAAACTGTCATAAGTAAATCGTGAGTTTCAGGAGAATTATCCATTGCAGTGAAATCCATCACTTCAGGAGATTCTTCTTCATCATCAAATTCAAATTCCTCTTCAGAATCTTCATCTTCAGACTCTTCGTCTTCAAAATCTTCTTCTTCAGACTCCTCTTCCGATTCATCTTCTAGACCCATTTCCTCTTCAGACTCTTCTTCAGAATCTTCAAAGTCCATTTCGTCTTCGTTAGCCTCATTTAAAGACTCTTTTACAAGCTCGCTAATTTCTTGTTTCATAGTAGACTCAAGTATTTCTTTTGCGTTCTCATTGATAGCTTCTTCCAAATTCTTTAATTGGATTACCGCTTCTTCAACTAGGTTTTTTTCTGCCATTTTTTTATGCATTTCTTAATAAATATATATGTCATTAAAAAAAGTTAGTTTTTAAATTAAATAAAATAAAAAAGGAGGGATATACCCTCCTTTAATACTTTCACAAAAATCAATTTTTATTCAAAAATCTCATCAATCTTGCTTTCAGCGACTGATGTGATTCTCCAATCATAAGAGAAAGACTCATAAGCTTTTGTAACCTTTGCCTCAACATCGGTCACATTGTAACCCTTAACGAGTTTTTCTTCTCTTACTTTCTTAATTTTTCCTGAATTTTCATCAGGTAAATCATACTGAACTTTTGCTACGAAATATTTTTCATCCATTTCCATAATAAATTATTTTGATAAATAATCGTTAAGTTTTTTCATTAAATCAAGCGATTTGGATGCTGATTGTTCAGATTTTTGTTCTTGTTCTTCTTTTAAGTTTTCTTCGTACTTTGCTCTATCATTAATATCTTGGAACAAGTATGCTCCCGGTGTTGATGGTGAAGATACCAAGTCAAAACAAATTAACTCAAAATCGTCTTGTACTTCGTTCTGTTCTCCCTTCTTAACCAATGAACCAACTCCTCTTGAAGATATACCTAAAGTAACTCCTTGTCTTAATAAGTTAGCCGCTTGGTCACCTTTAGTTGATACAATTCCTCTTTCGTGAAAACCAGGTGAAGTAAGAAGTTTTAATTTACCAAGTAAGATATGTCCATCCCACCACATCTCTGTAATGATATGAGATACACGGTCCAAATCAATTAAAGATGATTCAGGGTGATTTAATTCAGATAAAGCAACACCTTTACCTATATAATTTTTCTTATAGTTTTCAACCTCTCTTTTTAGGATTCTTTCAGGGTAAACTCTACCGTTTCTATTTGGAGTGTTGTATTTTTGTAATACGGCATAAAACTCAAATGGTTTTGAATAATCCAATTGAGTTTTACTTTCCTGTATCATTGATAAGTTATGACTCTCATTTGGAGAAACATATCCAGCATCCATTTCAATAAGAATACCTTTACCACTATCTTTGGGACCTAAAATTTTAAAGTTTTGCATTTTACGTTTTATTCATAAATATTAATCACTTTTGTTTTATCAGTTTTAGTTAATGCAAAAGTGAAATACTTATTAGTTTTAAAATTCTCACTGTCAATTAAATCAACCACCTCTTTAACAAATTCTTTTATTTTAGGAGATTTAAATTCTGAAACATTCTTAACAAAGAACGTTATTTCTAAATTCATAAATGATGATTTATTACAAGATAGTCCACTACTTCTTAAATCAGTGTCAACAATAAAATTTGTATCAATAAAATCATATTTTAATATTTCATAGATTGTGTGTCTGATTGACCTATTAAAATTCATAACCACTCTTTCCCAATTTTCTTCATTTCTTTTGGGGTTAAGCCAAGATTGTATATTTATATAAAAAGATTTTAAATTTTTAGAATCTACTGTTCCATAATTAACCTTGAATTTTTTGTACCCCTTGAGTGATACGGATTTTCCTTTCTTCATTTGTGTTCATAATTCTCACGTTTATTTTTGGAAAATATAATAATAAATAATAAATTTGTCAAAAATTAGGGGAAGTATGCTAATTGTAAAAGTACACAATCAGAACATTGAGAAAGCTTTAAAGGAGCTTAAAAACAAAGTAATAAAGGTTAAGCAGGTTAAGGAGTTAACCAAACGTAAAACTTTTGTTAAAAAGAGTGATATTAAGAGAGAACAGAAAAGAAAAGCAATTTACTTACAAAGTAAATCAGAGGACTAATTGTTTATTCAATTCTTTAATTTTAACAAACTCGTTAAAGTTAAATTGAGTTGATTTAATTCTTTCTTTTGTTTCAGTTAATTTTGTCTTCAATTCTTCTTCAGAACTTGAATTCATCATCTCGTCTAATTTTTTCAAAACTTCTTTCTTTTCAGTGTCAAAATTTTCTTTTAAAACTGATTCATCTTGTTTAAAAATAGACAATACTTCTTTTTTTGTTGATTCGTCAAGTTTACTTAAGTATTGATTTGCAGTTGAGTTAGCAATTTTACTAACTGAAGATAAAGGTAATTTAGAAATTCCTTCTTTAACAACTTTCTTTGTCTTTGTTAAGTTCTCAATCACCAATTTCTTACTCTCAACAGTTTCTTCAATATTTTGAAGATTAGTATTTAAGATTTGGTCAATATTATGATACTCACTAACTCTTAAGTCGTTATTAACCCATTTAGCTAATTT